CGAGCGCCCACTAAGAATTGTACAAAAGTTTAAGCATATTAAGGGGCATTGGGATTCCCCGAATATAATTTTAGAGCCATGGCAATGTTTTTTAATAGCTAACATATATGGCTTTATTGATAAAAGAACAAGGCAAAGACGTTTTAGGATTGCGTACATCGAGGTCGCAAGGGGTAACGCTAAGTCTACGCTGGCATCTACGTTGGCCCTTTATGAACTTGCTCTTAATGACCCAAAGGGTAATGAAATAAGTTGCTTTGCTACAAAGTCAGATCAGGCCAGAATTGTGCTTGATTCTTCTAGGGCTATGGCAATGGGTAACAAGTCATTTATAAAAGCTACTGGGGTGAAAGTTTTGGCTCACGTCATTACCCAAAAAAAAAGTAATTCTGTCATGCGGGCGCGGTCATCACATCATGGAAGTCTTGATGGCCTAAACGATATTTTATCTATAATTGATGAACTCCATGCTGTTGACACAAGGCTATATAACGTAGTTGTGTCAGGACTTAAAAAAAGAAGAGACTCGCTGCTTCTTTGTATAACAACGGCAGGTGACAATTTAGAGGGGGTTGGTTTTGCCCAAAGTAACTATTCTAAAAGAGTAGCTATAGGCGAGATAAAAGACGAGCAGACCTTTAGCCTCGTTTACACGCTTGACGACTATGATGATATATTTAACGAATCAAATTGGGTTAAGGCCAACCCCAATTATGGTATTTCTGTAGATCCTATAGCAATGAAATCAACAGCCGAGAAGGGCCGAGAGATCCCCACGGAGCTTGCCAATTTTAAAACTAAAAATTTAAATATATGGACTTCTGAAATGAATCAGTTTTTTAGCCCTCAAAGGCTACGAGACTGCGCAGATAAAGTGGTAAGAGAAGAGGAATTTTTTGGCCAGCCGTGCCGAGTGGCTGTCGATTTAGCAAACAGAATTGATTTGACGTGCTACGTCAAGATATTTAAAAGAGACGGCATATATTATATTTTTGAAAAAAGTTACCTACCGAGAGAAACTCTAAAAACAAGCGGTAACAACATATACTTGCTTGCTGAAAGAAATAAGGAACTTATTGTTACCGAAGGCGATGCAGTAGACCAAGACAAGATAAGGGACGACCTTTTGGCAGATAGCAAAAACTTTAAAATGGTAGAGGTTTTTTTTGATATTTGGAATGCTTCAAATTTAATGAACCAGCTGAAAAATGAGAGGGTAAACACTGTCGAAATGAGGATGAGCGTTGCGAATTTGTCGGAGCCTATGAAAACTCTAGATCAGTTAATTCGGCAAAGAAAAGTTGTGCACAAAGGGTCTGAGCTTTTTATTTGGTCGCTTTCAAATGTTATTGCTAAAATTGACGCAAACGATAACGTATATCCTAGGAAGGCGTCGGACTCTTTAAAAATAGATTTAGCTGTGGCCACGATAATGTCGCTTGCTGGTTGGATACAGGAGGACAAAAAGAAAAACGCCTATGAACACAGAGGACTTAGGTTTTTATAGGTTCTCAATCTTAGATAAAATCTGGATACCCATAGAGAACGATCGACTCGCTGCGGTAAACTATTATTTGTTTACATTTACTTAAAATAAAATCAATCTTTTCCTATGGCCGAAGAGAATAAAGATGGTTATGTAAACCTTAATGTTTTAAGTTCTGTAAGATCACAACTAGACCTTTATGGCATTGTTGGTGGTGATTATTTTGGTGATGGGTTCACTGCAAAACAAGTTGTTGATTTAATAAAAAAAATACCTCAAGGCACCAAAGAGCTTGTCTTAAATATAAATTCACCTGGCGGTAGTGTGACCGAGGGAATTGCTATTTACAATAGGTTATCAAACCTTAAATCTAAAATGAAAATAACAGCTAATATCGACGCTTTATCGGCTTCAATAGCAACTGTTATAATGTTAGCCGCAGACACTATAGAAATGGGGGATGCAGGTTTTGTCATGATCCATAAGCCGTGGACTTATCAGGCCGGAAATTCTGATGAGCTTGAAAAAACAATCTCAGTCCTTAATGATATCGAATCACAAATGACGAATTTGTATATGAGAAAGACAAAGATGTCATACACAGAAATAAAAAAGATGTTGTCCGATGAGACTTGGATGGGACCCAAAGAGGCGTTAGAGCTTGGATTTATTGATAGCATTAAAGAAAGCGAAATAAAAGTAGCCGCAATGGCTTACGAAAAAGCTACTTGGTTTAAAATAAAAAATAAAAGTGTTACCACTGAAAATCAAATTGCAAAACATAATTTGAACGCAGTTTCAAATAAGATTAACAACTATTTAGCTCATCTAAAAAAATAGATGTAGCTACAACTAAACAGGAGATAAGAAGAATGGATAAGTTAAAAGAAAGACTCGCTAGCATCGTAGCCCTTTTAGACTCTTTTAAAGAACTAGAGGACATTTCAACCCATGTTGATGAAATTAACTCGTTATCAGAGGAATTTGATAAGATACAAGCTCAAATTGAAGCGGCAGACAAAATCGCTGCAATTTCCGCTAAATCAGCTTTATCAGCAAGACAGGTGCCCACAAAAAAAGAAGTAACTGTTGAAGTGAGAGCATCTCATAAGGATCTTTCTGGGGGATTTAATTCTTTTGGTGATTATTTAATGTCGGTGAAAAAGGCTGCGTCTGGGGACGTTGATAAGCGCTTTCAAAATACAATGTTCGAGCGTGGCGGCGATGGGGAAGGTTTTTTAGTGCCTGAGACTTTTGTTACTTCTATTTCTAAAAAAATGGAAAGTGATGATTCTTTGCTCGCAAGAACTAACCAAACCCCTGTGACTGGAAACAGTTTAACTTTGCCTATTGATGAAACAACCCCTTGGTCTGGCGGCGTTGTTGCCTATTGGCTTTCTGAGGGCGATATCATCACAGATAGTAAAATGAAATTTGGCACTGCCTCATGGAAACTAAACAAAGTAGGCGCATTAGTTAAAGTAACAGATGAGCTTTTGGAAGACGCTACGGCCCTTGAGGGTTACATTAATCGTAATGCGCCAACTGCAATTGTTCACGCTGTTAACAGTGCGATAATCTCTGGTAACGGAGTCGGAAAGCCTATGGGTCTTTTAAACTCAGGGTTTAAAGTAAAAGTTGCCAAAGAAGTTGCTCAAGCTGCTGATACAATCGTGGCTCAGAATATTATTAAAATGTATACTAGGTTGTTACCGATGAGCCGAAGAAATGCTGTTTGGCTTGTAAACCCAATGGTCGAGAGTCAATTGCGTTTAGCTAAAGACGATAACGGAAACTATATTTATTTAACTCCTGGGTCACAGCTTAACGGCTCGCCTTATTCTACTCTTTTGGGATTGCCAATTCTTCCTATGCTTGGCGGTACAAAGGAACTTGGCACAGAGGGAGATATTATCTTGGTTGACCTTGGATACTACAATACTATCGTTAAATCAGGTGGCATCAAATCAGCAGTTTCTCCTCATTTGTATTTTGACAGAATGATCTCTGCTTATAGATTTATTATGCGCCTTGACGGTTCAATCCCTTATAAGACGCCCGTTAAAACGGAGTTTGGTAACTATGAAATGTCAGGTCTTATCACACTAGAAGATAGATAGTAACAACAACTAAAAGGAGTAAATTAAAATGAATCATTTTTTATTAGAAAAACAAGTAATTAAACAAACTATCCCTCAGTCGCTTAATGCGGCTGGGCTTTCATGCCCAAGGGTTAAACTGGATAAAGCTTTCAGGGTAGCTTTTGTTGTGTCAATGGGCGACTCAACTGGATCTGTTGCCTCTTTCACTCTTAAGCAGCATAACGCTGCAAGTGCTGGGACGACAAAAGACTTAGTAATTGACAACCCTTACTTTTATAAAGCCGGGGTAGCTACGTCTTTTACAAAGGTTCAACCAGCTGTTGCCTCTGCGGCTTATGATTTGTCAACAATCTTCGCAGCAGAAGAGGGCGTGGCAGTGTTTGAAATTTTGGCCGACCAATTAGATGTAGATAACTCTTTCGACCATGTTTCTTTAGAAATTGCAGCCCCTACTACTGCTAAAATTTTTGCACCTATCTATGTTTTACATGAGGTAAAGCACGCGCCTGCGCACGAATTAATTATTGCTTAATTCTTGTTAAGGTAGAAAAATGAATGGCGAGGGGAAGGAATCTCTCGCCATTTTTTTTAGGGGGCCAAGATGAAACTTAAATTTTTAAAAGATGCTTATTATAACGATGAGCTTGTGTACAAACAGGATTCTGTTTATGAGATTGATAATTCTAAAGGCCATGCATCACGTTGGCTAAACAGGCTTTTTGCTGAAGAAATTGTTGAAGAAAAAACTGAGATCTTAGAAAAGCCAATTAAAACAAATTTAAGGGATTTTAAACATGGCTCAAAAAAGTATTAAATCATTTTTTTATAATTTAATTAAGAGATCTGAAGTTAGACCTGCGAGATATGGGGTTAGATATTCTAACTCTAAAAAGATAGTCTCAGAAGAAACAAGTATGCAGGTCTCTGCGTATTACCGTGGTATAACTTATTTAGCCACACAAGTCGCCAAGCTACCGTTTGTCGTTAAAGACTATAAAAATGCTGTTTTGCATAACGATCAAATAACAAAGCTGATAAATTTGGCTCCTAATTCTGAGCAATCATCGTTTCATTTTAAACTTGCTATGATGTATAACGCCGTAAATCATGGCAATTCTTTTGCAGAGATAGAAAGAGATACCTTGGGCAGGGCTAAAAACTTATGGATAATCCCGACCGAATGGGTCGATGTGCTAAGGGCCCCAAGCGGCGATCTTGTTTACAGGGTAAACGCCGAGTCTGGTAACACTATTCATCTAAAATCACAAGACGTTTTCCATATTAAAAATTTTCATACAAAAGATGGGATAATAGGGTTTGGACTAATCCCCTATGCGGCAACAATACTAGGTATCTCTTTGGCAAGTGACGAAATGGCCGCAGGGCTTTTCGCCAACGGCGGCATTCCGAGTGGTGTTCTGACAACTCCAGGGGCTTTGTCGGATGAGGCTTATGCACGTCTAAAAATTGACTGGGATAAAAAACGGTCAGGAGAAAACGCTAACTCTGTCGCAATACTTGAGGAGGGGGCAAAGTATGAATCAACAATTATCCCCCCCGATAACTTACAATTCTTAGAGACAAGGCAATTCAATGTTTTAGAAATAGCAAGATTTTTAGGTCTCCCCCCTTCAAAGCTTTTTGACATTCAAAAGGCAAGCTACGCATCGTTGGAACAATCCAATTTGGAGGTTGCTACCGACACGTTAGACGCTTGGTGCAAGTCTTGGGAATCAGAAGTCGATATTAAACTTTTGAATTACCAGTATGGGGGAAGAAAATCGGAGATGGATTTGTATGAGGTGTTTAGGGGCGATATGTCGGCAAGAAGTAATTATTTTACAAAAATGATGCAGTCAGCGGCCCTTACCCCTAACGAAATAAGAAACAAAGAGGGCCTTGCCCCTTACGAGGGTGGCGATAGGTTATTTATCGCAAATAATAATTACGCCCCAGTGGATAGGATAGACGAAATTATTGATTCAGATCTTAAGAAAAATGAGGCAGTGCTAACCCCAGAAGGTAACCAAGCAGATAACCAAGCAGAACAAGATGTTGAAAACAGGTTAAACGAAACTATTATTAATTTTTTAGAAAAATGATTAAGAGTAATGTTCTTTTAGCATTAATTAAAAAAATGATAGACCTTGAAATTAAGTCTAGGTCTGTCATTTTATCTAAAGGGACCACACACAGGCATAAGCCTTTTATATTCCAAGAGCATGAGCCTGAAATAAGGTCAATGATCGAAGAGTATACAAGAGTAAATAAAAACTTGTTTACAGCTGAAAAATGGGAACCTGATAATTTATTTTATAACGAAATAACTCACATCATAGCGGAAGTGGTTAGGGCAGCAAAAGATGATTTTAAATTAGAATTTTCAGATTTAACACAAGACGAAAAAGACTCTTTAAAATTATGCTTTAGCGATTTAACACAAGACGAAAAAGACTCTTTAAAATTAAATTTTTCTGACTTATCAGAAAATGAAATATCATTGATAAAAGGCGAAAAGGGCGAAAAAGGCGAAAAGGGAGATAGAGGCTCCGTAGGGCAGCGAGGGCAAGAAGGCGAGCCTTTCTATTATGATAAATACAGAAGCGAAATAGAGGGCTACCTTGACGGCTTAAGGCTTAAATTCTCAGACCTATCAGAAAATGAAATAAGATCTTTAAAGGGTGACGTAGGCTCCATCGGTGATAGGGGGCCTCGTGGCCAGAGGGGCCAAAAGGGAGATAACGGGGTTGATGGAGAAAGTGCTTATGATATTTGGTTAAGCCAAAATAAGGGGTCTATTGGTGATTTTTTATTGTCTCTTAAAGGAAAAGATGGGTTGTCCGTCAGAGGGGAAATTGGGCCAAGGGGTTTGTCCGGAAAAGATGGCCAAGAAGGAAAAAGTGGACAAAATGGGAATGACGGCCATTCCTCCCCAAAAATAGTAGATGTCGAGATAAAAGCAAGCGGCTCAAAATTCTATTTTGTTTTTAGCTTTGACGATGGCTCAACAATTGAAAGTAACGATTTAAAAATACCAACAACAACTTATGGGCCGATGCAATCTTATGGCGGCGACGGCGGCGGCGGCGGCGGTGGTGGCGGCGGCACTGATGGTAAATCAGCGTATCAGATAGCTGTGGATAACGGTTTCGTAGGGACAGAAGATGAGTGGCTTGAAAGCCTAAAGGCTTCGATTGAGTTCTTTAATGAATCAATCAGTCTTGGTAAAAAAAGCAAGGTGGATTTTGTCGGTCCAGGCGTTGACGCGCAGGTAGTTGGGGACAAAATTGTTGTTACTATAAATAATACAGGTAGCGGCTCTTCTAGTGAAATAATAAATGACTTGCCGTGTGTATCAGATGTCTATGTAGGGTCTTTTGTGAGGCTATTAAAGGGAGCTGAGGTTGAAAAGGTTATGGCCGACTGGCCGACTTTGTCTGACATAATAACATTGGATGCTAAAAGCTATTCTACGCTTTGCGTAAATGCTATCGCGACATCGTGGGACCATTCAAATGTTCTTGGGCTTGTAGAGTCAAAGCCAACCCCTACCACCTGTAACGTGAGGATATCGGGGAAAAGTGGTAATATTTTTTTTGGATTAGACACAGACCAGGAGTATTGCTTGTCTGATTTGGATCATGGGGGTATTACAATTTTGGCTAATGGCCCGAGTGGTTCAGGGCATATATTGCTTAGCCTTGGGCAGGCGTTTAGCGAGACGAGCTTTATTATTAATAAAAATGATAGGATTATAAGGGCATGAAAAAAGCGATTGTTTTAAATAATGAAAATCGAAAAACAGAATCGCTCGTTATAGAGGACTCTGATTTTATTGTTTCTTTTGATGGGTCAAGCAAGCCCATAAAAACAGATGTTGGTGGCAAGATAAATCAATCTTTGTTACCAGACCAGAGCGCTGCGGAAAGCGCAAAGCAGGTTGTATCAGACGTAATTTACGGTGAAGAAATATCGGCCATGAATCTTATCTATATATCAGCAGATGGTAAGGCGTATAAGGCCACCAACAATGCTGACTATGACTCTGCGAGAGTTGCGGGTATTACTTTGCAGTATGGTACTTTGGGGCAAACAAAACCTTATTTGATCTTTGGCCGAGTTGACGACGCAATCTTTAATTTCTCGGGGGCTTTAGATTTATTTTTGGGGCTAAATGGTAATATTATTTCTGCTGACCCCTCGGCCACTGGCGCATTGTTTTACAAAAGTGTTGGACAAAGCTTAAAACAAGGGTCAATATTTTTAAACATATCACAAACGAAAATTCTTTAAGGGGGATTAAATGGCAAACAAGTATCAAACTTTAATTGATGGGCGAGAAGCAATGGTCGAGGCAACAGTCGTATCTTCTGGAGCCGCAGATGCTGGAGAAATAGTAGCGCTGGGTTCAAATGGTAAAATAGATGTTACTATCCTTCCTGATGGAGTTGGCCCATTGGTGGTAACAGCAGTGGCCTCTGAGGACTTAGCCGCTGGTAAATTTATCAATATCTTTCTTGACCTAGGCGTTGAAAAGCTAAGACTGGCAGATTCTTCGAACGATAGGCCCGCTCATGGGTTTGTTAAGGATGCGTTTTTAACAGGGGCAACTGCAACAGCATATCTTAGAACAGGTATTAACGACGATTTAACAGGTATGACAATTGGGAAAAGACAATATTTATCTACAGGTGGAGGCAGAAAAGAGACCCCTCCAGTGTTACCCACTGATGCAATCCATCAGTTCCTAGGGATTGCTAAGTCTGCCACGGTCCTAGTAGTGGACGTTGAGGACGAGATCGTACTATAAATGGATTTAATGCCGTTAGTGTTGCTTAATGGAAGAGTTAAATCACTTTTATTAGGTGACACTATTGAGCTATTCGATAATCATTCTGGCTTTGAAAGTATAGGTTCAGGAAAGAATCTATATGTTACCGCGAATAAGCAAATGATAAATTTTACAGAATTAAAAATTGATGGGACTCTAACTTTAGATGGGGACTTATGGCTGGCTTGATAAATTGGAAAAAGATGCCTGCGACGAGTGCCTCCCCAGACGCACAGCACTTATATGTAGGAATTGACGAAAATAGTGTTTTATACACAAAAGACAACCTAGGCAACATTCGTCGTTTTTCAGACAGTGTTACTAGCTCAAATTTAATAGACCAAAAAATAATCGAGCATGAGGCAAAGCCCGACCCCCATCATCAGTATATGGCAAAAGCTGAGCAGGTGGAGGGTGATTTAACAAACCATGTTACCAACTTGTCAAACCCTCATTCAACAACAAAGACGCAGGTAGGGCTTGGTAACGTACAAAATCTAGATCAGACAAATCCTGCTAACATATCGCAAACGCCTTCTTATAGATTTGTCACAGACTCTGACAAATCAAATTGGGATTCTAAAGCTACCACTGTATATGCAGACAACGCCGCTGCAACAGCGCAGGCAAATGCTAATTCTTACACGAATAATAAAATATCAGATTTAGTTGCATCTTCACCAGCGACGCTTGACACTCTAAATGAGCTTGCAACGGCGTTAGGTAACGATCCTAATTTTGCCACTACTATTACAAATCAAATTAGCGGAAAAGCCAACACAGTACATTCTCACGTCACTGGAGATGTTACCGGACTGGACTCCGCTTTAGGTCAAAAGTCGGACGTATCTCACGGCCATGCGGTAGCTACTCAAGCCGTAGACGGGTTTATGAGCGCGGCAGATAAAACAAAACTTGATAATTTTGCGCAAGAAATTTTGCGCGTAAACGGGCAAGACCTTTTTAGCACCTCGAACACAGTTTTAACGAATATATCTAATTTATCCTTAGCAGTAGAGGCAGGTTTTGCATATAAATTTAATATGCTTATACTTTACTCCTCAAATAACGCAAGTAACGGTATAGCATTTGCAATGACCACTACAAGCGGGGCAGGCGGTGAGATATCATACATTCTTCGTGGTAACACATCGGCCACGGCGGGGGCACTAATAACCAGAGTCGATTTAAATAGTGTTTATGCTTTAACAGCAACTCCTGCGGTGAATAGAAAATACTTACTGCAAATAGAGGGCATCTTTTTTTGCACATCAAGCGGGGATCTTGTGCCACAATTCAGGTCTGAGGTTAACGGTAATCGAATCGACGTTTATACCAACTCGATGCTAGAGGGTAAAGTTTTATGATTTATTATCTCACTCAAAAAAATAACCAAAATAAGCATCCTTTAATCCCAGACGAGTACCCTTGGCAGGTATCTAACGCCCCTACTGAAGGGTGGATTGCGGTAACAGAGCAGGAGTATAATTCTATTGTCTCAAGCTTCGATTTATCAGAATATAATTCTTCGATAAATAGTTCGCAGTCAGACATCGAAGAAAAATTGCAATTACAGGCAGCATCCTTTGTCGGCGTGGGGAAAGTACTTGCTGACGATCTAAAAAAAAAGGTGTGGGCAAGAAACGCATTTTTAAAGTCAATTGGGCAAGAACTGTCGGCTCAGGAATTTAACAGCTTATTAAATATAAGCATACAAGTAGACTTGGCTTTAACTACTGGATCTTTGGTAACAGCTAAAAATGCTTTTATTCAAATGAGACCAATGTTCCCAAAGTATGATGACATCTCAGAGTGGGCTATTAAATCACTATCATCTTTTGTTTAAAGGGGGGTCGTTTGGAATTGTCTTTTATTTTTTGCAATTCGACAAATTGGATATATAAGAATACAGGAGAAGCTGTTACAAGATTTGTAGAGGGGACCTCGTCGTCTCATACTGCTGTTCTTTTTAATGGCATCGTGTACGAAGCTGTTATCCCAAGATCAAGGGCCGTTATGTTCTATGCATGGAAAGATCTTTTTGATACTACTGAGAAAATAACAGTCGAGGTCCCAGAATACTTAAAGAAGGATGTTACTTCTTTTTTAAATGATTTAATTAGAAAAAGATATAGCATCCCCCAGCTTATATTGATTTTAGGTCTTAGAATTCTTGGCCCTATTGATTTTATTATTAGACGCAAAAAGATAAACGAGAAAAATGCGTTGATATGCACTGAGATATTATCAAGGCTTATTGATAACTTTAGTGAGAGCATAAAAGTTGAGGACCATGATATAATTGGGATAAGGGAAGCTTTAGAGCTCGCTAAAGAGTTTAAACAAAAGCAAGATTGGAAGGTTAAAGATGTTGATAGCTGTATCAGATATTAAGAATTATTTAGGTATTCCGCAGGTAGATACAACATGGGATAGCTTTTTAGC